ACAACCTCGGGCTGATAACCCAGGTCTACCAGAGGTACCCATGACCTAGCTATTTCAAGTCTAGGTCGCTGCGTTACACCACCTACCCATTTGGTAGATGGTAGAGGTCTTTCAGTAAAATACTGAAGTAACGCGGTGTCGTCTGTGATTGGCGATCTTTTTACCCGGCCTCGTGGGCTAGGTATGAGAATCTCCATCCGATGCAGGTATACGCACACTCGTCGCCTATGGCGATTTGAATGCGGTCCTGTAAAGGATTTGAAACCACAGACACCAGATCCGACAGATACGTAGGGTACGTGATAGTACCGACGTACGGTCGACGCGACAGCAGCTGCTGCATTCACCAAAAACTTCAAGTAGAAGTTATTAGCGGTGCTTACGGCTGACGCTACCGAATCTGGGCTCCCGTCTACTGGCCGGCGCCAATACGCTGGTGTAAGATCTACACCCGCATGCGCATCAATACCGCAGGACTCCCTGAAGCTTCCGCTCCAGAAGGTCTTAGCGTCATTGACCTTGAAGTGCAACACTTCAAGTGCCTTGCAGAAGAGATTCCGACAGTCAATGGGAACGATTATATCGTCACCAAAGACGGCGACCTCGCCGATGAGAGACCTAATGGACTCAGTAGTCACTCGCAGACGTCTTGAAGTCAAGACGGACGCTAGCGCAACGCTGAGAAACATTAGACTTTCAACCGGAAAGGTGCAGGCACTACCCATGGTTGAGAACTTTCTCAACCGAAGCAAGCCGGGGACACCCGGATGTATATCTTGCTTCAAATACTGGGTACGCGAAGCGCGCAATGCCTGTAACAATCCAAGATTGGATCGAAACAGACATTGAACGGCCTGACAGGTGAGTCGATCTGACGCTGCGGAGAGATCCACAGTAGCCAGGAGACCCGTACGAGAACCCTCTTTGCAAAGTGTTCTGTTTAACGATTGGTCTCCGAAACGGAGAAAATCATTAATCCAGCTATCACCGCAACGAGTCCGAAAGTAGTGCCACAAATTTTGTTGGCACCACTGGTTCTCACTAGGCTCAGCAGCAATAAGCCGCGGCTTCGTGAGAGTCTTACGTACGGCAATAAGACGAGAGGCTGGATTATCACATCCAGCCATAACGCCGTATTGCGACCTGTCTGCCCATGTGCTGTGGTTATGGAAACCGTAATCAGCATATGGGTACACGCTCTCCAAGGAGGGGGACCAGTTAACAAATTTGTATTTGTTAACCGGGCCGGTTGCCTCAGAGATGGCACCTGGCCCATGCTTGAAGTTCCAATCTGAAGGGTTGTAAGGCCCTAGAATGGAAGCGATATGTCCGGACACGAGGTCCAGATTAACCGCCAACGACGAGAGGACAGAAAGTCCCAACTCGCCCGGTTCTACGCCTCTGAATACACTCTGAAAATCAGCGTGTATAAAGTTGTAGCTATCCGGGGGAGAGGGCAGACTCCAAAAGCTTTCCGGCTCAGGGAGAATGCTCTCAACCTCAACAAGTTCTTCAATTGCTTGACGAACGTGAAGTGGTTTACAATCAAGCTCTGTTTTCTTACCAAGCAGAAGAATCTGCCTGATAAATAACAGCGCCTCATGATTGTAATCATTCTTCAGCATACCCGACTGATCAAAAACCAGTAGGTAGAGTCCCCGGAGAAAGACCGGGATCACTACCCCGTTCGGACACCTTCTTGTCGAAGGAAGCCCAGACGGTTTGTATTGGCCTGCTTCCAAGCACTTGTCTAAGTGCTTACAAGCTGAAGGGAGGTCTACACAGATAAAGTGTATTCCACGCTCTTCAATCAGTCTTGAGAGACGAGCGATATCCTTATCAAACTCATCTCCCAGTGTCGGAAATGCACACAGGGCATCCTCAAAGATTCCCTTGTACATCAGCACGAGTTCCCTAACGTGGCATTTAGACATGCAGGATCATCTCCTGGTATGTCCCACGCGCAGGTTCGTTCGTTCAATCCTGGAGGTCAAGGATGGGGCGTGAGCCCGAGCCAAGACCTGGGGTCGATTACGACTCCCATCCCAGGATTTTGACCAAGTTGGCATTGGTCGATGCGATGCTCCAATCGGAGAGCGCATCCTGGACCTCGACATTCGTGTCAGAGGGCAACTGCTCCATGATAAAATACGCTTTCGTATAATACTCTGGAGTAGCTCCGCTGGCGAGCGTAGTGATTGTGGCCTCCACATTGTGGCGGTCATAAGACTGCGTAACACCATCAGAGCCAGTACGGTTAACCGAGCTGTGACGAATCACAACCTGGTAAACCTTGCCGCTAACCCGCAACCGATAGGTTGAGGTGAAAGCATCCTGGTTAATCAGGGGAAGTGTTTGACTTCCCGAGGCCAAACCAAGAACAAACGTTGAACCTAACATGAGAACTCCCTGACATCAAGCCAAACCCAGCACTATTTAGTGCGGAGTGCAGCTAAAGATGCCAGGATCGACCATTTGCCCCCATCAAAAAGGGGCAGGACCGATGGCACGAAGGGCAGAGACGGTGAAGCAGGAGACCTGAACTTCACAGTCTGATTCTGCCGGTGATCGCCACTGGCGAAGCACCAGGTAGAATCTGGGGATGTTATGGGTGCGACCGTAGCCTTGGCTGTGATCGTACGCATAATACAAATCCCCCCCCATACGAGCGGAACGGTATTATTCGTGGCATTAATAATTGTATTAATGCCAAGAAACCAGTCCGCAAACCAACTCCATGGGAGGATCTCCCATAACGTAGCAAGAGCTTCATGAGACGTGATTCCCAACGTCAACTTTCGAGCTAGGTGAACTAGCTCGGGAGACGGATTCGGAATAGACGCCCCAGGAGCCAGTTTCCACTGGGTGGTAGCCCATACCTTCTCGGTATAGTTTACCATTCTCCTGCCTTGTAACAGAGCTCCAACACTTTTCAACGTGACCGTTGTAGGTGTTGCAGATGTCGAGTTGGATCGTATGTTAGCCCGACGTTTTAGAATTCCATCTCCGTCCCTAAGACGAGTAAGCCATGCAATCCTCTGCTCTAGAGAATCCATGAACCCAATCATCTTAGAGATGTCGCTGATCATAGGCTTAAGGGCCCAACGCCACGTAATGTGGCCTTTAGCAACCTTCCGAAGAAGGTTGCCGCCCCAGTCTTTGATAAGCGAAGGCACGTCTTTAAGCTCAACGATGAACGTAGGCAGCGAAACAGCTGGAACGTTCGGATTCGTTAGGCCTAAAGCCATCCAGGCAAGATTTGACAAATCTGTCGGAGACAGATTAGTGTAAATCGCACCGGGATCGGGTTCCGCTGGCTGATAATCGGATGGGCAGTTAACTAACTGCTTAACCGGCTTATGAGTCAGCGAGTCATACTTGACCCCGTTGTACACAGGAAGCCATGTCTCTTTACGGATCATAAGGAAGGCGTTGGGTGACTTAAAGTTACCCACCGTATCCGTACAATCCAGACGTGGCCCAGATAACGCCGACTGCACGGTGATAGAAGGAGGAGTAGTCAGGAAACTAGTATAAGTACCAGTGATTCCTGTCCTCTGATCAGTCACCCTGTGTCTAGTGTTAGCCATAGTACAGCCTTGAGAAGGAAGCCATCGAGGTATCCGAAACTGGACTGGGTTCTAACCGATTAAGGATAGTCGCCAGGGGCGTACCGTACAGGTACG